GTGCAAATAGGACAAGAATTCATATTTGTTAAGTTATATTTATTGTGTCAAAATATTGAGAATAATCATTTATCAATCTTTCTTTCATTAATAAATGATTATTCAATTTTGGATCATCATTAATAATCTTTTGAGCGCAAACCCTAGCCTTTCTTATAATTGCCCCATCATTAATCATATCTGCTAGCTTATAATTAAAATAACCACTCTGTTCTGTGCTAAAGAATTTTCCAGGACCTCGCATTTTTAAATCCTCATCAGCAATGATAAATCCATTACTAGTATTTTCCATTATTTCTAAACGTTTTTTTGAGTTTGTGGATACATTCCTCTCAACAAGAATGCAATAACTCTTAGCTTCTCCTCTACCAACTCGACCGCGCAACTGATGAAGCTGTGTTAAACCAAAGCGTTCAGAATTTTCAATAAGAATAACAGATGCATTTGGTACATCGATTCCTACTTCTATTACTGTTGTTGAAACTAAAATATTTATATTATTATTTTCAAAATTTTCCATAATTCTTTCTTTATCACTATTTTTCATTTTACCATGTATTAAACCTAAACTAACGTTATTAAATAATTGTTTCAATTTTTCATACCCCTCCGTTGCAGCGGCTAAATCAGACTTTTTTGTTTCTTCTACTAATGGAAAAACAATAATACACTGTCTTCCAGCTGCTATTTCTTCTTTCATAAAGGTATATACTTTTATCAAACGTTTATCATTAACAATTTTAGTTATAATCTTTTTCCTATTTTTTGGGATTTCATCAATTATTGATAAATCCATATCTCCATGATAAGTAATTGCCATGGTTCGAGGTATAGGTGTAGCAGTCATCGCTAATAAATGCGGATTAGCACCTTTTTTAATTAAATCACCCCTTTGAAGTACTCCAAAACGATGTTGTTCATCCACTATAATTAATCCAAGTTTTTTAAACTTAACATTTTTTTGTATTAATGCATGAGTCCCTATAATAACATTAATCTTTCCATCTTTTAATGCAGATAAAACCTTATCTTTTTCAGACGCCTTTTGTTTACCAACAATTAATGCACAATTTATGTGGATAGTATCTAAATATTTTTTAATAATATTATAGTTGCAGCTAGAGGTGGTACAGTTTATACTGGAACTACATCAGGATCTTGGACATCAAGAGCAACAAGTAAAGGTACAACTTATACTTATGATTTTGATAAATATAATTATAATGGTACAAATAAAATTATAATTGCAACTGGACAAGCTGCAGCATTTACTTTAGATACAAGTTATGCTGAAGATATTATAAATGCAACAGGTGGTGGTACTGCACCTACTAATCCTAAATTTGTTAAATCATTTGCTAATCATATGTTTTATGGTGGTATGTCTAATTCAACACATAGTGTTATTTTTTCAGGACCATTTACAGAAGATGATTTTGATACAAATGCTGGTGAAATAAAAGTTGGTGATGTTGTTACAGGATTAAAAGTATTTAGGGATGAACTATTTATATTTTGTCAAAGAAAAATTTTTAAAATAACAGGAACAAGTTCTAGTAACTTTGCATTAGCTGAAGTTGCAAAGAACGTTGGTACAATAGCACATCATTCTATTCAAGAGGTAAGTGGTGACTTGTTATTCTTATCTGCAGATGGAATTAGAACAGTTGCTGGTACAGAAAGAATTGGTGACGTTGAACTAGGTACTGTATCTAAACAAATACAAGATAGAATTAATGATATTACTTATGATAATGTTACATCATTAGTTATTAGAGATAAATCTCAATATCGTTTATTCTATCCTAAAACAACAGGAGTTGAATCTAATTCTAGAGGTATAATTGCAGTTATTAAAGTTAATCCTAATACAGGTCAATTAGGATATGAGTATGCAGATATAAAAGGATTAAAAGTTTCTTGTTGTGATTCAGATTATATAAATAATGTTGAAACAGTAGTTTCTGGTGGTTATGATGGTTATGTATATAAACAAGAAACAGGAAATGTTTGGACAAGAGCAACTTCAACATATAATTTAGACTCAACTTATAGATCTCCAGATATGACTATGGGAGATCCTGGAATAAGAAAGTCAATGGAAAGAATTAATTTAAACTGGAAACCTGAAGGTGAAGTTTCAGCTAATATGTATCTTCAGTTTAATTATAATGATGTAAATACTCCTCAACCTAGTGTTATAACTTTAGAATCATCTGGTAGTGGGGCGTATTATGGAACAGGTATTTTTGGAACATCTGCATTTGGTCAAGGAGATTTACCTATAACAAGAAAATCAGTTGAAGGATCAGGATTTGCAATTGCATTAAAAATAACTGATACAAGTAACAATATACCTTGGTCAATCCGAGGATTTCAATTAGAGTTCGTACCAGGAGGAAGACGATAATGGGAGCAACATATACAAGACAGAGTTCATCTGGCATAGTTGACGGTGGAGTTATTGAGGCAACAGATCTTAATAACGAATTTGATCAACTTCTAGCTGCCTTTGCAGTATCTACAGGACATACTCATGATGGTACTGCTGCAGAAGGTGGACCAATTACAAAATTATTAGGTACTGCAATCACTATAGGTGATGGTACTTCAGGCACAGATATTGCTGTAACCTTTGATGGTGAATCAGCAGATGGTGTACTTACATGGATGGAAGATGAGGATTACTTTAAATTCTCTGATGATATACTAGTTAATAGTACAGAAAAATTAATGTTCCAAGATACAGGAACATACATATATTCAAACGCAGATGGAGACTTAGATATTGTATCTGATGGTACAGCAGTTGATTCTATTAATTTAGAATCTGCTGGTGGTATTACTCTTGACGCAGGCACAGCTGGAAGTGGTATTATTTATGAAGATGATGGCACTGAAATGGCTCGTATTCATAATTCATCAAGCAATGTTATATTAGAAACAAAAGTTTCTGACGCAGATTTTTCAATTAAAGGTAATGATGGTGGTTCAACTATTACTCCTTTAACTTTTGACATGTCAGATGCGGGTAAAGCTACATTTAGTGGTAATGTAGTTGTAACTGGTGATCTTACTGTATCTGGTGATGACTTAACAATGGGTACTAATACTTCAGGATATGTATTAGTTGCAGATGGTACAAATTATAATCCAGTTGCAATATCTGGAGATGTTACAATAGCTTCTAATGGGGCAGTAACAATTGCTGCAACCTCTGTAGAAAATTCTATGTTAGCAGGCTCAATTGCTGATAGTAAATTATCTACAATTAGTACAGCAGATAAAGTTGCAGGTGGTGCTATTCAAATTGATAGTGGTACAGATGGTACAAGTATTACATTAGCAGATACTGATAAATTTTTAGTAGATGATGGTGGTACAACAAAATATATAAATGCTTCTCAAATAAACACATACACAAGTGCTGCAGTTGCATTAGATGATATTTCTACAGGTGATGCAGCAGTTACTTTAGCAACTTCTTCAGGAAATATTACAATAGATGCTCAAGCTGGTGATACAGATATTATATTTAAAGGTACAGATAGTAGTTCAGATATTACAGCTTTAACTTTAGATATGAGTGAAGCTGGTGCAGCAACATTTAATGATAAAGTTGTAGCAACAGAATTAGATATATCTGGTAATGTAGATGTAGATGGTACATTAGAAGCAGATGCTATTACAGTAGATGGAACAGCTTTAGCTACATATATTAGAGATACTGTTGGTACAAATATGTTATCAAGTAATACTGAAACAGGTATTGCAGTTACATATGATACATCTAATGATAATATAGACTTTGCTTTAGAGGCAAGTCAAACAGTATTTACTTCAATTACAAATACAAGTTTAGTAATAGGAAGAGATGCTGATAATGATATAGATTTTGCTACAGATAATACAATATTATTTAGAGCTGAAGGTGCTGATCAAATTAAATTAGTTGATGGAGCATTAGCTCCTGTAGCAGATGATGATATTGATTTAGGTACAGCTAGTCTTCAATTTAAAAATGGATATTTTGATGGTACTTTAGAAGCAGATGCTATAACTGTAGGTGGAACAGCTGTATTAACAGGTGGGGCAGAAACAGCAATTACTTCAATATATAATTCATCTTTAGCATTAGGGTATGGATCATCACATGCTAATATAGATTTTGGCACAGATAATAGTATTATTTTTGATATAGATGGTACATCTCAAATTCAATTAGATGATGGTGTTTTAAAACCAACAACTGATAATGATGTTGATTTAGGTACATCAGGTTTAGAATTTAAAGATGGATATTTTGATGGTACATTATATTGTGATACATTAAATTTAAATGGTACTAATCATACATCCATTGAAGACCCAACAGCATTAGCAATTGCTTTAGGTTAATAAAATTAATTAGGAGGAAATAAATGGCAAACACGTTCAAAGTAGTAACTTTCGCAGCAGAACCTGCTAGTGCTGGCACCGCATACAAGATGTATACGGTTGCTGGTAGTACAACAACAGTTGTTCTTGGATTGGTACTTACTAATATACATTCATCTGCAGTAACTGCAGAAGTAGAATTAGTTAGTGATACAGGAAGCAGAGGTGGGAATAATGATGTAACTAATACAACAGCTTTTTTAGTTAAAGATGTAAATATTCCTGCGGGAAGTTCTTTAGAAGTTTTAACAGGTGGTAAAGTTGTAATGGAGACAACCGATTATTTAAATATTGATTGTTCTGTTGCAGATAAACTATCAGGTACACTGTCTATAATGGAGATAACATAAGATGGGTTATATTGGTCAATTGCCTGGAACAAAGGCATTAACAGCATCAGATATAGCTGACAATCTAATTACGTCTGCTAAATTAAATTATTCTGAAACAACACTTACAGATCAAGCAACTATTACTTGGGATGCATCTACAGAAGATGTTGCTAAAGTAACATTAGGTGCTAATAGAACATTAGGTGCTCCTTCTAATGGAACTACTGGTCAGTTTATTTCATTATTAATAATCCAAGATGGAACAGGTTCAAGAACTTTAACATGGAATGCCGTGTACGAATTTGCCTCGGACACAGCCCCAACATTGACTACAACAGCTAACCTTGGAGATGTATTTGTATTTAGATACAATGGATCTAAGTGGTTAGAAGTTGGTAGAAATCAAGCTTTAACATTATCATAGGAGAAATATGTTTGCATTAGTAGAATCAGGATCAATTACAAAATTCTTTAGTGGTAATCAAGGTATTACTATTGGAGATAATCAATATTCAAAACAAATATTTACTCTTTGGACTAAATCAGAAAGAGAAGCTATTGG